TGATCCATCCAGAATATATAATTAGATTTATTACTAATTACTGTTGGGTAGTAGTTGATATCTCCTTGTGGTGATTTTGCGTCTGAAGCTTTTGAAAGTTTAGAATAAGATTCTAAAACTGTTCCAGGAACTCCAGAAATTCCACCGTCTTCATCTATTACAACAATTGATATCTCATCGCCAGAGCCTGATCTTGTAGAAGCCCAAGCAGAAGTATTTGGAGCGCCATCAACTTGATCTGCGTATCTCCATTTTCTTTTGATTCTTGCGTTATCTACGACAGCAGAAATTAATCCACCTTCGCCTCTAGGATGCTGAACGATAGTTACAACTGTTGAAGATAGAGCAGTTACTCTATATTTTTCTCCAGAAGTAAAATCTACTCCAGAACCTGTACCAGAAAACTCAATGACATCGCCGACATTAAGGTAACTAGTTGCGTCTGAATCAACTGTTATTGTTGTATCTCCAACAGCGGCACCGCCGTCTGCTTGTTGAGATACAGATGTTGTTTGTTCAAATGCCGAAGCACTTGAGCAAGTTGCGACTAATAAACTATTTCCCCATAAACCTGCTGATCTAGCAGCAAATGTTCCAACAGAGCCTTCGCCCGCTGAGAAATTGTCTTCGTAGTCTTGTTTATTTTTTACTAGTAAACCAGTTCCACCGGAAGTTGCGTTTACTGTACTCGTTTGGCTAGCTCGTACTATTCTTAATGAATTAGAATATTGTAGAAAGTTAGCAGCGCTGAAAAAATACTCAAAGTTATTTACATCAGGTTTGCCGAATGTGTCCACAAATTCTTGTTCACTAGATACAGAAACAATTTCATCTAAAGGTCCTTTGCTGAATTGTCCAGCAAAAGCACCAATTGAAGTTGATACTGCAGGAATGATTCTTGTTAAATCTCTTTCCTGTACGAGAACACCTGGTGATACTTGAAATGCCATAAGTTATTCTCCTCTAATTAGCTAATTTAATTACCATATTTGTTCAAAAATCGTATTATTAATACGCCCATATTTAAATTTCAATTCTTACTGATATTTATAATACATCAAAACCTAGTGGTTTTTACGAACCACAGGTATCCATCTATCTCCGTATTCATCAATAGTTTCCTCGTCTAAAGGATCAGTAACACCATCATCTACAAAACCAAATGGTGCCATATCTTGTTCTATTAAGTTTTGTTGCTCAGCATACATTTGCATACGAGCATTTTGATCTGTTAATTCTTTGAAATAACCTTGGTTTGATACCCAACCAAAGATAACTAAACACATCATTAAATCGTCATTGCTACCGTCCTCAGCCTGCCAGGATTGACCTTTCTTGGCAAAAGTTGACATCTCCTGTATGATTTTAAAAGAGTTAACCACGATCTTATCTCCCTCAATAAGTGTCTTTAAATTGGCACAACCAACTTTCTTTGTTGCCTTTGTCATACGAATACCTAAAGATGAACCACGACCACTAAACATAGCACCTAGTATTTGACCGGCACGACCTTTTTGTGTAGTCATTAGTACATTAGGATATTCTATTTCATATTGCAAGGCTTCTGCTATCTGTTGACCTATATCATTAACCTCAGTTAAGATATGTGCTTCGTTATATGCTTTTGCTACTTGTGATATAATATTAGGAAAGACAAAGGGTTTTACTTCATTGTTTTTATAAAGAGCAACAACTCTAAATGGCATTTTAGTTACATCAAATACAATAAATGCTGAATAATCTTTTTCTACACCTCTTGCGACATCAACTGTACAAACATAAGTACGACCTTTAATAGGTGCTTCAAATTGATCTACACTTCCTTTTGATAGTTGAGGTGGTTCATAAGTTAATGCTTTAATTTTTGATGGTGAAATAAGAGTATTGACAGAACCTAAAAACTCACACTCAAACTCTTGTTGAAATTGCTCAGGTGATGTATTTCTAATTGTTTGTTCTTTCCATTCTTCATCTCTACCAGGAACCTCTGACCAATGTACTTCAATAGGTATGTAATCGTTTCTTTTCTTTTCAGCATCAATCCATAATTTATAAAATTGATTCATACCATAAGGTGTAGATACAATTACCATTTTTGTTTTCTTACCTGAAGATATAGTAGGATAAACGGAACTGAAAAACATTTCAGCAATGTTTGTAGGTACGAAAGCAAACTCATCAAGGAATATAATATTATATGATCCACCCCTAATAGCACTTGAAGAAGTGGCAGCAGCAACAATGCTAGATTTATTTTCTAACTCAATGTTACCTTTGTTCCAGTTAACTACTCCTTGTTGCATCCATTTAGGTAAATTTTCATATGCAAGTTGTAGTCTACCTAATATATCTCTAGCAGTTGAAGACTTATTGGCAAGTAAAGCAATGTTAGAGTTTGGATTAAACATTGCATAGTGCATTAAGTAAGAAACAGTTGTTGTAGATTTACCTGATTGTCTTGGTAGTTTGCAAATTGTGAATCTGTTGTTGTGTATTGTTTCTACAATCTTTCTTTGAAAGTCGTACATTTTAAATGGCACAAGACCATCATCAAGTGATACAATACGAATATATTTTTCCATAAAGTACACAGGATCACCAGCACACTTTTGATATTCTAAAATTTGTTCTTTAGTAAATTCTTGTGGTGTGTTGATCTTCTTTAGATTAGGATTACCTAGATAGGCGTCATTAATCATTATAGTTATAACCTTGATACTCTTTTCCTGTAGTTGGATCTTTCTTCATACTCCTAGGGTCATCTTCCCACATAGTTTTTGTATATCCAAACCAACCTGTAATAATATATTTCTCGTGTGTTTTAGATATTTGTCCACTATGAGTATGTGTAAAATCAGTTGGCCAAATTACAGTTAAACCTTTTTTACAAGGTGTCGTAATATTTTGATATTTAAAATTTGTACCAGCGTCAGGTGTATCTGTTAAATATGTCATCCATACAAGACAACGATTTTCATTTTTAGATGTTCTCTCACAATGCTCAGCAAAATAACCTCCACCAGGTTTATAATACTGTATGTTAGCACCTTCGTTCATTCCATATTGTTGAAAATTACTTAATTCAGGATACTTTTCTTCATATAATTTAACACAATCTTTTAATGATTTTTTATACTCCATAAAAGCAGGGTCTGTATAGTCTGGGTGTAATCCAAGATCAACTGAATCTTTGTTGTTCTTATTAACATTGTGAGGGCCACCTATAACACCTGTATTATGACGATCAGTATTGTTGTTAAATACATTTATAAGTCCATCGCATATTTTAGGATCAATATGCCAAGCACCTATAAAACTTTCTAATGGTAATTTATATTCAAGCACCTAATTCTTCCAATTGTTTTTTTAATAAAGCAATTTTTATTTTTTTTAATTCATCTTCAGTCGTAACTTTTGGTGCCAAACCTGATAATCTTTTTAAAAAATATAAAGGTTCTTTTTTATTTGTATTAATATTTTTAATTTCACTTGTAGCCCAAACTTTATAACCTAAACTTTTTCTATAATCCAAATCAAAATTGTCTTCAGGAAAACTAAAAGCATAATTAACTATATATTTATCTTTAATTCGTCTATCAAATTCTTCGTGTAATGCTCTAGCATTTTCAACATTGTCTGCAAATAAATTGCCATCAAAAACATCTTTTGATCCAGATATTTCATCACTACCTGTGTGTGTAATGGAATGCCAATGAATACCTGCAAATTTATTTCCGTCAAAAGCACCTAACCAGGTAGTTTTTCCTCCATAAATCGGCATAAACTTTTCAAAAATTGGTCCTTTAATTGATGTAGTTGCACCTTTTAACTTGACACTATTGTACAACTCAGAATTTAATCTGTTGAATTTTAATTGCGCCTCAGATTCGTTAAGGCCTTCTTGTTTAAGATAACTGTTTGCTGTTTCTAAATCTATTTCTCGTACTTCAATCATTTAAAACTCCTTACTATATGTATAAGAGTTCTAAAAGTGTTATTTTGGTGTGATGTCTTTAAAACTTTTTTCATTATCATTTTCCTTTTTTCTTTCACTATTAGTTTCTACTGTATTCTTGTTTAACATTTTTTGCAATTCTGTCGTTGATCCAACAAATAAAGCATTTTTGATAGTGGCGTTTGTCTTGCCAGGTACTTCTTTTAAGTCTTTCAATTTTTTTTGTAAGTCTTGTAGTTTATCAACCGAAGTAGCAACTTGACCTATTAACTGTCCAACAACCTCATATGCTCTAGGGTGTTGACCTTCTTTTGCAATATCAAGTATGCCTTGTATTGCCTCTTGACCTTTTTCAATTAGATTATAATAACTATCTCTACTATAATCGTAATCAGTATTAATATCTTTATCCATTTTTACTTCAACTTCACCAGTCTTTCTTTTAACAGGTGGTTGAAACTCTTGTGGTTTTGGTGCTTCTGATTCTACACCTAAAATTTCATTTACTTTTTCTTCTAATTTATTCATCTGTATCCGTACTCGGGTTATATCGTTTACCATCATTAAAGAAACTAATTGTAGTTGTAAATCCAAAATCATCATCTGCGTCAGCAGTTTCAGGATTAGGTATTACTACGACTCTTTCTTCTCTACTTAATGGATTATCTGTATCTGTTCCTAAGTCTGCTTGTGATGATTTAATAACACCTTGATTACTCATAGGACCAAACAGATATGTTTTAGCAGTAAAGTTAATAGTATATATAACGGCTCTACGACTAGTAAAATCTCCGTCATAACTATCCTCGTAATTTATGTTACCTAACACGATAGGTATATCTCTTTTAATATCTAACTTAGGAACCATATTGACTGTAACTGTATAGTCTGGTTGAAAGTAAGGTAGTATTTGTTCTATAATTTGTAGACCATCTTCAGCAGTTGCTGTAAAAATGTATAGTTGTAAACTAATATTATAAGGTACAGGTGTATAATTAAAGTTAGTTTTCTTACCGTCTTCACCTGTTTTAACTTGTGAATATTTTTGAACACGAGTTAATTTTCTAGTAGCGTCATAATTAAGACCTGTAATTTCAAAACCCATACGAGGTAATGATGTTGCAAACTCTCTACTATTCAAATTTGCTTGTTGATCTAATCTAACTAAAAATTTTTCTTTAGGTGCATATGCAAGAGGTACTTTTATTCTACTAGTTACACCACCAGTAGCATTTTCTCTTTGAATAACTATGTTGTTAAACACTTGTCCAAATGCAACAATTAATTTTCTAAAA